GCCGAAGGAACAAGTTTACGAACATTAAAATCTATGTGCATACAAGCCATCGATCAATGTGTGATCGGATGCAAGGCGTCTGCTTTCTATCTCATAGTATCGGGTCGTGATAACTTTCGTAAGACACTCTATCCCAATTATAAAGGTAATCGTGGAGACAAGCCGCCACTATACAAGCCCCTAAGTAATGCCATAGAAGAACTGTATTCAAACAGGTGGTATCAGCATGACCAGTTAGAAGCTGATGATTTACTGGGCATAATGGCTACCAATAAAAAGATTCATAATCCTATTATATGTAGCATAGATAAAGATATGTTGTCTGTTCCTGGGTGGCACTATAATTGGGACAAGGATGATTGGCCTACCTATGTGAGCCAAGAAGAAGCTGATTATAATTGGCTAGTGCAGCTACTGATGGGAGACAGTACCGATTGCATCGAGGGTATGAAGGGTGTTGGCAAGGTAAAAGCAGAGAAACTAATTAAGAAGTATGCAGACCCTACGCTAAGTGTTCCGGAGCAAGCTAGAAATATTTATGAAAAAGAGAATTATTCCCTTGACCAGTATTATAACTGTCTAAATACTGTGACTATCTGGAGGAAACCTTTACCAGAGGAACTACTAGAAAACGAACTAATCACAGAGATAGTTAAAACCATACCAACACTAGAATAATGGACATAAAACAAGACAACATCGAACGCATACAAACACAGATAGATATGATAAGACAGGAGTCACGCGCTCTATCCTATCGTATAGAAAGAATGATGGATCAACGTAAGGCTCTTAGCGAGGAGAAGAACAGACTCAAAGATAGACTTGAAGCTGTTAATGCAATACCTACTAAAGAACTTATTGAAGGAACTAATGAAGCTCTCTCTAGCCTAACAATCAGAACATAATAATATGATAACATCAGATAAAGTAAAAAGCATAATCATCAGTCAAATTAATCAAGAAATAGCCGCGGCTTGTGAACGTGAGAACGTTAGCAATTTAGAATACGAAGAGTTACTTGACGTACTTGTTGAGGTCAGCAAGTTAGAAGCCACAACCACACCAACCAAATAATAATATGACAATAGAAGAAAAACTAACAGATTGCTTATTCGATGCAATCGACACACGCAAATCACTTAGCAATGCTGCCTTGAATCAACCCAAGGACAGAGACGGAACAGAAACAACAGTAGGTGATTGCCTAGATAATATCATTGAAACACTACAGGAGATAACAGAATAATATGACAATAGAAGTTCACACCGCAGAGATAGATCCGCACACAGAAGTTTTTGCATTAGACGTAGACGATGTATCATTACAACGCCTACAGTATGGAGAGGTCGGAAGCCCTTATCCCTATGTTAAGGTGGCCGATGTTGCCAAAGCCTTGCAACCCAAGGCTCCACGCAATGATAGCGACCTGTTAGATTTGATTGATAATCAAGGCTATACCTATTGCTTCTTTGCCTCCGAAGGAGAGGTTACTAGGAGCAAGCACAGATGCGTAGCCATCTATTCCCCTACTGGTCAGCAACTTACAGGAGTTGCAGAAGGATTTGAGAATGTAAGGGACGCTCTAGGTTATGTCTTAGACATGGAGGAAACTAAATAGTATGAAGCTATTTATGGACGGCTTCGATGAGTGCATCGCAGGCATTGTACACCGATATGGTCAACCCACTCTCGTATGCTACGACAAGGAGAAAGTCTTGGAGCAGTTGATGGATGACGGAATGACCGAAGAGGAAGCTATAGAGTATTTTGATTTTAATCAGATAGGAGCATGGATGGGGGACAACACTCCCTGTTTCATCTCTCCTTTCGACAAAGAAGAAATAGATTGGGAGTAGAAAAACCATACAACTCTGGTCAGTGGACTAAGGCTCGTTACAGGAGCTTTATTATGTCGGCTTTGCGTCGCGCCCAATGGCCAGTCAAGTATGAATCTATTCGCTCTGCCTTTGTGCGTGATGGTGTGAACCCCGCAAGCGGACGCAAGTGTAAGCTGCACAAGTGTTTCGTTTGCGGGGAACTATTCCCTGCCAAAGATATGAGAGCAGATCACATTGATCCCATCGTACCTGTCACCGGCTTTGATAACTGGGACGCACTTATTAACAGACTGTTCTGCGAGATAGACGGGTTCCAGGCTATATGTGTTGACTGCCACGCAGTTAAGACCAAGGCCGAAAATGCAGAACGTAAAAAAAACAAAGAAAATGCTTGATTATTTATTCATATTCCTTGAAGATCAACTCACACATATAACCAATAACATTATGTCAAGAACAAAACCAAGATCATCGGGGTCATCGAACCCTGCCACCAAGTTCCTTCAATGGAACACACAAGCTTCCGCATGGGAGTTTTACGATAAAGAAGCCCAAGAGTCCAAGACTCTACCACAAGACACAGGTTTCATTATCCTCGACCAACTCAATACCGCTAAGGGTTGGGATGACAGAAAGAACAGCGCAATCTGGTCTAACGAAGTGTATACTGTCGGAGATAAACTTACTCTCCGCAACAAGGACGGCATCGTTGCCACCGGCACTTGGTCTGAAGTAAAGAGTGTGCATGGTGTTAAGTTCACCAAGTCTGTCTACGCTATGGCCAAGGTTGGCGAAGGCTACGAGTTAGTTAACTTCCAACTCAAGGGCTGTGCTCTTACTGCTTGGATTGAGTTCCAAGACAAAGCAGGTGGTTCTAATAAGTTAGAAGGTGATTTGGTTGTAGCAGTTACTGAAGCGGTTGAAGATCGCAAGGGTGCTGTAAGTTATAACAGACCAGTCTTTAGTGTTGTATCCAATACGCTATCCGATGAGGCAGCTCTCGAAGCAGACAAGATGGATGGTACACTCCAAGAGTACCTATCCTCCTATCTCAAGTCAGAGAAGCCCACAGAGGAAGAGAAAGAGAGTGAGCCAGAAGTTGTTTACTCTGAGCCTGCCATTGTAGCCGACCCCTTCTAGGCATACCCCTCAGCCCTTCCCCTTCGGGGGTGGGGCTTTCTTACATTATGATTAAAGAAACAAACCCCAAAGACATGATCGGTATGCGCAAGGCTCCAATGTCTGGTTTACCAGCACCAGTTCTAATGGAATGTGGATTGGTTAAATTACACGGAGACTTGAAGTATGGTGCTTACAACTGGCGTTACGCTGGCGTTAGGGCATCAGTTTATTACAATGCTGTATGGCGGCACATGACCGCTTGGTATGAGGGCGAAGACTTAGACCCAGACTCTGGGGAGCATCACATAGCTCACGCCATAACAGGACTAATTGTTCTCCGTGACTCTCAAATGTTTGGCAACTGCGTTGATGACAGGCCAATTTCACATAAACCAGGGTGGGTGCAAGACATGAACGAACGTGCTTCCGCAATGATTGATAAATCTAACCAACTACTTGAACGCGAACCAACCAAATCAGAGACATGAAAGAATTAGATTACATAGATCACTTCCGCATCATAATGAAACCCCGCAGGGATTTCTTGACACAGATAATAAAGGCACTGGAACCAATGAATGGACTGACCAGTAGGGAAGAGGAGCAGGAAACAATTATACAGAGTGCTGAAAAGATTCTCAAAGAAATACACGACGTGTACACACAAGAGCAACACTTGTTGAAGGCTAATTTTTATTCTGAAGCTAGACAAACTATCGGCAGAGGCATACTCTCCGGACTAATCAAACAGTAATGGATCAACCTCATAGCCTAGAAGCAGAGGAGTCCTTACTCGCTTGCTGCCTGTTAGACAATGCTTCCTACGATAGCATTACTACCATCGTCAATGCAGACGATTTCTACAGAAACGCTAACAAGATAATATTTAAGGCCATCTCCAAGCTATGCTCTGCAGGGGAGGAGTTCTCTGAGCTAGACCTAGACGAGCTACTCAAGCGTGAGGGTACAGACAAAGAGGTAGGTGGACTGGGTGCTATAATGCACATACAAAGACAGGCTAGTAGTTCCTTGCAGATAGCTAACTACGCCAAGATTATAAAAGAGAAGTCTAAGCTACGTCAGATTATACGCACTTCACGCATAGCCATTGAGTCAGCAAGAGAGAACCAAGACGCTGATGTAATCATTGCCGACATAGAGAGATCTGTTACTGCTACCCTAGACAACGGCTCTGACAATGACCCATCAATACGAGCAGCAGCTGAGTCCCTA